CCACAGCATTCTTCATAGGTATAGATCATGGTCAATACTTCGTTGCACCGGGACGACGGCGAAGGGCATGAGCGCGGGCCCCTGTTCGGCTAGCTTCCCAGCGCGCTTTTTCCTCTTTCTCATGACCCCTTTCTTCGCGCTCAAACTTCTGCCCCACAGCCTGTGGAATGCCCATGGTGGCAGCGAAGGCAGGATTGTGTGCCACTCCCTGCATCAAGCGCTTCTGTTTTTCACTCTTATACGGCATTGTTATTTCCCCCGGGCTGGGTAGGCGGAGTCAGTGGCTTTGCAGCCTCTCTTTGCAGCCTCATGGCGGACTCAGCTTCATCCTGCATGCGCTCCTGCGCAAAACGGGCCTGATTTTGCTCCGCTTCCATGGCCGAGCGTTGCTGGCTGCTCTGAAACTCGATAGCGGCCATCTTTTCCTTGTGCGCTGCCTCCATGGCAAACATCTGTGTTTTGAACTCCAATTCAGCAGTGAATTTCTGCTTCATGAAGTCTAGTTCCTGCTGCCCCCGTTGCTGATCCAAAGCGGCGGACTGTTGACGCTCCGCTATCTTGGCTTCGGACTCGGCTTTGGCGGCCTCGGCTTTGACTTGCTCTGGGGAAGGTTCTGGCGGAGCATTTTTCGCCGCTTCTGCGGATTGCGCAAGCTGCTGCATTGCCGCGTCGAGAGCGCCTTCCAATTCGGATGCTCCCTTGAAGCCGACAGAAGCGAACTTGACAATCTGGGCGAGGATGGGGCCCATCGCAGGGTTGCCTTCAACAGCCGGAATAGCCGATTGCAGATATTGTGATAGGACACCGACAAACTCCATTCTTTGCTTCTGTTGGAGGCCCCAGTCCGCTTGGGTCAGGGAATCAGTTTCAATATCGATGGTGTATTTCGTGAGAAAATCGTTGCGAAGTAGCTCCAACGCTGATTGCACATATTGCTGGTCAGCCTCGGGCAGTATTCCTGTGACCTTGGATAGCTTCCCATCGCTATATAGCTGGGTCATCATTTCGCCCATGACGCGTAGCACGTCCCGGACAAAGAAGGAAACATCCCTTTGGAAGCCATTCATTCGCACAGAGGCAAACTGCGCCTTGATTTCCTGCGCAGATGCAGTCTCGTATTGATTGGTAGAGCCACGGACGATATCTGCCATGCCCGTGACTTCAAAAAGCTGGTTCTTCATGAACTCGTAAGTGCTGACCAGCTGTTGCAGCACACTTACTATCTGTTCAACGGGGTACCAGCTTATGGAGCCTTGTACTCCGCCACGTTCGGCAAACATGGCCCAGTTGTCTACCGGAATTAGCCTGTTTTCGGTGCCGTCAAGCATGCGTCCGATGGCTGGCGTAGCGGCATCGTAGGTACCTGCAACCCGGCATGCCTCAACAATAAGGTTTATACGGGCATACAGGATATCCAATTCCATGTACTGGTCTTGGGCGATATAGTAGTCCGGAATCGGCAAGAATTTACTTGTCGGAGGGCTCGCTACCAACGGCTTGGGGCACGGGAAGAATTTCTGTAGCTGGTAGGGGTCTTTTGCCTCGTCTAGAATCTCCCCTTCCTTGGTCAAATGAAGGACCTTTTTCTTCTTTTTGTCCCACATCTGAATGACGCAGACTTTGCCCTCATTTACCGTGTCAGCGGCAACGCTTATTCCTGCGTTGACTCCCCTCTCAGGAGTGGCAGCATTTACTTTGTCTCCCCAGCGCTTTTTTGCCTCTTCCCTGTCAACGTGCAAAATACGTCCTGCCCAAGTCACTTGTTCCCAGACTCTTTGGGGTTCGTATAGAAAATCCATCCAGTAGACGGGATCGATGACGATTTCTTCGGGAGTTTGTCCATCTTCTGAGGGGGGAATGAAGGTGATCCAGAGAGTACCAAGTCCCGGCACAAGTCGGTCAAGAATTGCGCATTTGATCGACACGTCAAAGTTTGGTGCACAATGAATTTCATATGTCAGTCCCCGTTCCATAATCATGGCCGCTACACGCGCGGGATCGTTTTCCGTTTCCCCTTTATGCAGGCGGCTTACATCCGGCTTCGGGAGGCTGTTATAAAGGCTCTCCTTGATAACCGTTGTATTGCTATAGAACATATTGACCTTTTTAATGCCTGTATCGCCCACCATTGACGGCCTACCAGAAGCCTCAGTCTCCCGGTCATCCGCATAGCGAGCCTCAATCTGGACCCCTCTTTCATGGAACTTTTCGGAAAACTTTTTCCATGCCTTTAGGCGTGCGGGCCATGGATTCTTTTCCTGCTTCTTGTCAACGGCCATCACACTCTCCTAAACTGGTTGCGCTGGCGCTCCCGATCCTTGAAGAGATTTTCAAGGTTCAGGGCACGTCCTATAGGGGTATTGTAGTGATTGGGGCCGCGTGTCGTGCTACGGCCTTTTGTGCACTGCTCGATGACCGTTTTTGACAGCGCGAGCATACGGAAACCATCGGCTCCATGAGAGTGTTCATCATGCGCCGGTTCGGTGCTGAAAACCTTCTGTTCCGGGTCCCACTCATAGTGGTATTGCTCTAGGTGTTCTAGGCCCTTTAGAACGCGCTTGCTCCCGGTATTAAACCACACAATCGGGATGATTGCACGCGCTGCTTGGATTCCAGCGGCCCGGCTCATGTTGGGCACTATATATGGAATCAATTTTCGTTCGATAAAACGGTCTTGGGCGGAGTAGCGTGTTGCGAACGTTTTATTCTTGGCATCGTGGGGCAACGCAGGCATGCCGAATGCGTAGGGCTTTTCTTGCAGCTTATCTAGCCATTCGTCAGCATCGGAGCCGGTGCCCTCTTCGTAGTCAATTATATGTATTTCGCCGTTGACAATCTGGTAAAACCATATGGCGGTCGCATCACGGTGCCCGATATCCCATGCAGTGAGTACGGGGATACCCGGCATAAAGGGTTCCGGAAACTCTATCTGTTGGTGCTCCCATTTACCCAGCTGACGGCCGAAAATCGACCCGAAATTAATGCCTTCCCAGCTGCAATAGTATTCTTGTTCGATTATCTCTTCAGGAACGCCCTCATCTTTCTCTGATTGTATGTCCTCAGGCGTAATGATGGGCCTCCCATCGTTTCGGAAGGTGTCATTTACCGTCCGGAGGCTTGTAAACCACTTCGGATTAAGCTTGGCGGCTTTCCACTGCTTATATGCGTGGTTTTTACCGCGTGGAGTGGTGATAAAAGCGGCAAAACCACCATTCTCCAAAAGGATGGGACGGACGAAATCCCATGCAGCGGGGTCAGAAAGGGCCCATTCCGAGAAAATAACACCTAGCGGATTGGCACCCACAAGGCTGTTATAGTTATCTGATCCTACGACCTGATAAAAGCTGCCATTACGCAGCTTAATTGTCATCTCGTTTTCGTTGTGAGCCTCTACTAGCTCTTTAGGGAATGCCTGATTGATAATCCTGCGCCCGGAACTGTCCACTCCGTTCCAGATTACTTTGCGTCCTTGATTCAGCGTTGGGAGCAAGTGCCAATAGGTCCCCTGTCTCAGCTGGGATGAAATAGCAAGGCCGTTGATAGAACAGGAGTCTTTGCCCGCGCGTCGATGCCATGTCAAAAAGGCCCTCTTTCTTTCGGGGAAGCTGCCACCTTCAAAAAGATAGTCAAAAAAGCTCCGTTGGTGGGCCATCGGGTGCCAACCGTTGGGGAGGCTTACATTCTTGTTGGCCCGATAGTCACGCATCGTCGTGGCTAGCCTTTATGGCTACATCGTCGTGGCTAGCCTTGCTGCTCTCTCTATCGTGGTCACCTAGGTCAATCGTGACCTGTGGAACCCTATCCTCGGGCCTACTGAAAATGTCTGCAAAGTTGATTTGCACATTGACACCGCTATTACCCTTGGGGCCTTCGTCGCGTGTAGCGCCAAAGTGCCGAAGCATAGCGCCTACCTCGCTGGCATGGTATTTCTTAGCCTTAACGTGGCATCCTTTTGAGGTCACGATATCAACGGCCTCTTCCCCCATCAGCTTGGGCCAATTGTTGAGCAGCTGATTTTCCACCCATTGGTCATTAATCAGCCGATGTGCGGCGCATTCCTTTTGCAGATCGCTAATGTATGCCCTTACAACGGGATCGTTATACATGCGTTGTATGAAGGGTCTAGGAAGCTCCATGAGGGCGGCTATCTTTTTAAGTGATGTACCGGATAGCACGAACTCCATGGCAAACTGTCGTTGAAAGGGGGTGAGGTTGACGTATCCTTCTTCCCGTGCGCGTGTGACCCGTCCCGCGATACTCTTGGGATCATCGAGTGCCCAAGCCGCTTCTACGGACTCTTGCACCAAAAGGTTAGGCATCACAGTTGCCATTTCCCTTCCTTTGTTATTCCCCTCTCCATGCCTGCCATGTTCGTCGTCACCTGTGCCCCCAGAATCGCCTGGTACCGGCATCCCCTGCTTCTCCGTATTCGTGTGATTAGATTGCATAGGTCTAGCAGAGCCTCCTGATTGCCAGCTTTCCAAAGCCTGTACGCCAAAGGGGTGTAAAACACCCAGTCAGACGGAATCGTTACTTCCGGGGTTGCAAAAGGGTGTGCCATATCGAGCATCGTACGCGGGTAGGGGTCAGGGTGCAATGAATTGCGGGAGTGCGTGCAGTCTCAGGGGTTGTGAGACGGCGTTTTCGTGTGTTCTCTTTTTTCAGGACCGGGGGTGGGGCTAGCCAGCGTCGGCCCCCTGTTTTTCCGGATACCCCCGGCCGCCATACGCTGACCCCCCCTTGCCGTATGGTCTGCCCTCTCCCTACCGTTCGTCGGAATTGACTTGACATCCTCGCTGCGATGTGCTTGGTCGCACGCATCGCTTGACAGCGCTCCGCTGCTGTGGTAGGGAGGCCCGCCGTCCGATGTTGGCACGATACGTGCATGGGTTGACACTGCCCCCGGGCTGTGGTAGGCGCGAGCGCTCCGCCGTCCCCATGCAGGAAGCGTGCCAACCCCCGCCCGACGCCTGCGACGAAAGCCCCCCGGCCCGACGCCCGAAATGCCACCCCCTCTAGAACGCGCTAGAACGCGCTCAGAGGCGCGCGGACGGGGGGGCCGCTACCTGTGCCCCGCCTAGGGGCTGCGCGCGCGAATTTGAGTTTTTGCGGGGACGTTGTGAGCTTTTGCGCGTGCGACCGGGGCGCGAGGTCGGCCCCGCCTAGGGCAGCGAACCGGGGGCAGCGACAGCCCCAAACCGGGACGCCATGACCCCCAAAGGTCAGCGCGGGAAA